CATCTCTTGCTCTTTTTCTTTGGCCTTTTTCTCTGCCCTCTTTAGCGCACTTATCTCTTTGGCATCTGCCAAGTCCATCTCTGCTTGACGGGCTTTAATCTTGTTCCAGACATCAATCTTTCCTGTTTGCATGAAGAGCATCTTTAGCTCTTCCTCAAACGCTCTAGCCTGTTCTAAAGCCATCTCAATCTGGAGAGCCTGACCCATGTTTGAGCCTTTGTTCTTCTTTGACTCAATCAATGCCTTAGTAGCGTTACTCTTGGCATCGAACATCTTGCCTATCATTGGGGCAAGACCACCTAAATCATTGGCTACCTTACTAGCCTTTTTCACCATCGAAATAGCGCTTTGAAGGCTATTTAGGGCGCTCAACGGGTCTAACGGAATCATTCTTTCTCTCCCACTTAATGCACACAACCCTTCGGTTGTAAACATCACCAGTCCAAGTCCACTTAATACATCGGTACTCTATGGTTGCCGCCAAGAGAAAGGCGATCACGGAAATGCCCAAACAATAATATAACTACAAAAGATTACAAAACAGAGAATCAGGACTGCCACCAAGATAGCAAATGTCCAATCTTTCATTTACTGCTCGTCAGATTGAAAAGCACCTTTAAAGCCAAATGTTGCCGAAGAACTTAGTGTTGGACTCCACTGGCTTGGGTCTGCCAATAGTTTCAATACTTGATTTCGTTCAGCAGCAGGTAGTGTTGACAACAAATCAGCCGCAGCTTGTGGTGATTTCATGGCTTCTGTCAAAGTTTGTAAGGTTTTAGTGTTTACAGACTTCTCTAACTCACTAATTACTTTATTTGCAGAGGTTGCAAAAACATTCAAATATGATGGTGCTCTTATGAATGAAGTCTGTTGTTTTAACAACTGAGCAAGAGCCTTTTGTCCTTCGCTAACTTGTTCTTTAACAGATATTTGAGTCAGTCGTTTTTGCGCTTGATCCCGCAATACAGACATAGAGGAATCTGCCAGTTCAACCGCAATGTTGTACTTGCCTGGCCCAAGAATTCTCTCAACTTCTTCAGGGGACTCATTCTGTACCAAACGCACAAAGCCATCTTTGTTGGTTTTCCACAACTTCAAAGCCTCACCAGATAATTTGCGCTCGGCAATCTTCTCCATGCCTTTTGTGTAATCAGTAAGATATTGACGATAACCTTTACCACCAGCCTCTTCAATTGCATCAATGATAAGTGGTCTAATGTTTCCTAGGACTGTAGAAGCAAGGTTTCTTTGTGATGTAGCATCAATGCCTGGTCGTAGTTTCTGAATAGCCGCATTGACAGAGTTTTTACGAATAGCATCCAAAGCAACGGCATCTACTACACCGCCATTGTTTGTCCACCTTGCAATGTCATCAGCAACATTCTTTACTGCACCAACAAGTACATCATCTCCAGCAAACTTTGGATTGTTGGCAATAGAAGAAATCCTTTTGGATAAGGCTGCACCCTCAAGTGGTTTGATGCCAACAGATCGTAGGGCATCAGCCGCACCTTGTGCAAAACGAGCACCTTGACCTAAGTCCAAAGAAGCATCTGCCGCTTTTGCCGCCCAATTGTCTGCCATTTGTGCAAGATCACCCTTATAGGTATATCTTGTAAAACCAACAGGAATACCTTTCTTGATTAACTCAAGGCGACCTGCTGCCTCTGCCAATTCACCCGCCTCAATCAATCTGCGAACATCGGCAACTTTAGCCGCTGCCTCACCACTCAACATTCCCGCTTTTGCTTCGTATTCAGCAACCGCCTTACCAAGGTTTGCACGACTTAATGAGGCTTCTCTTGATGGAGTTGTAATAGCGTTTAAAGCATCCTTTGCTCTCTCGGCAACAGAACGAACTTCAGCCGCATTCTCACCACCCGCTAATTTAGATAAAGCCTTCAAAGTATCTTCTTCATTGAATAACTTAACTTTTCGTAAGAATTGTGGGTCTTGTTGCAACGCATCATCAATCAATGCTTGCCATTTAGGATTGTTAAAAGATGCTGTAATTTCAGCAACACTTGCATTGGGAGGAGCATTCCTTAATGCCTTAAGAACATCAGGTAGGTCTTTCCCAAGAGACAATTGAGCCAAAGTAGCCGCTTTTTTGGTTGATGCTTGAGTTAAATCCATTAACTTGCCAACACCAGAACTTACTGCCTGACCAACAACACGACCACCCGCTTCATAAGTAGCGCCTTCAAGGATGTTCTTAACAGGTTGTGTTTGAGCCTCTTCTGGGGTCATGCCACCAAGGTATATATCACCTAGTTTTAAAGCCTCTTTAGCCATTCCATAGCCTAGACCCGCACCAGCAACAATGCCTGGTGGCCCTGCTGGTGTTCCTAGCAAACCACCGCCAACAGCACCCATTGTTTCAACTGTTGGAGCAATTACTGGTTTAGCAATGTTGCGATAAAGCATTTGGCTTAAACTTAAATTAGGCTGATTCTTTGTCGCAGGAGTAGGTTTCCCATAGCCAGGTATTTGCTCTGACAATGGCGCAGGATAACGAGCCGCTAACCTAGCAGTTTCATCAGATTCTTGTTGTTTAGGTTGTTCAGAAACGCCACCCATTTGTGACGCTAAAGCTGAATAATCAATATTTGAGGATTGTGCAACTGCACCGCCAAACTGTTTAGCAAGTTTTTCGTAGTCCATTTATCGCTCCAATGATCTTCTAAACTGTGCTGCCGCTTCAGCAGTGGGGAAGTTAAACACTTGACCATTTGGTGCTGTTACAGAGTTGCCACCAGTGGAAGGTTGAGTGGTTGTAATTCCCTCAGATGCTAACTCAGGAGTAACAAATTGATTCTTTCGAGATTGCATCAAGCGCAAAACTGTTTTACCAGCTTCTTTTCTAATCTTCGTAGGCAAAGTAGGATCAGCCAATTGACCTGCCGCTTCTTTGTACGATTGGGTATCTTTGTCAGACTGTGGGCCTTCAAAGCGAGGAACCATTTTCAACACCAAATCTTGAATTGGCTTGAGTTTTCCAATGGCTATTGCGCCTGGTGTTGCTTGACCAAAGAATCCCGCACCAATATCGGCTAAACGACCTGCACCACTACCTGTAGATTGGTCAATCAGACCGCCATCTTTGGTTACATTGGTTAGTTCAGTTATTGCAAAATCAATGTCTTTACCCATTTGTGCTTTTAGCAATGATGCTTTTTCTTGGGTAGCAGATGGTTTACCCATGCCAATAACACCTTCAGCACCTTTGCCACCACCTTTGTAAACCCTTGCATCAACAGTAATTGTTTCGCTTGGGTTATCAGGATTGACAATAGTTGTAAGAGTAGGTGCAGGAGGAGTTTTAAGGGATGCGGCTAATGTTGAGGTTAATTGAGCAAGGTCTTTTCTTGCCTGAATACGTGCTTCTTCTCTTTCTTTATCATTTTTAGCATCTCTAAGATCAGATTCTAATTTGGCTTGGATTCTTTCACGACCTAATGTCAGCGTAGCTTCTCTTTGTGCCGCCTTATCAGCAGATGCAGTCAAAGCCGCAATAACTCTATCTGGAGAACCATACTTAGTTAATACAGCAAGAACTTGCTCTTGTGTAGCGTCAGGAGGAAGTTTTGACAATTCATCACGCAATTGCTTCTCTTGGTCAATAGACAATTGAGTCTTAGCCGCAGTAGCCAAAGATGATGTTTCAGCCGCCCGTCTTTGTTGTGTTTGAGCAATTTCACTTTGTGCTTGACGAGCATATTGAGCCAAAGCCATAGCACCTTGTTGGTCGCCCATTTGAGACAACATCTGAGCACCTTGCATAATCGATTCAGGATTGTTCTGGTCAATCTGTTGGGCAATGGTGTTTCTAGCACTGATTAGCTTTAATTGAGGGTCTTCTGCACCCAAAGCGCCACCAATTACATCACCAAGTCCTCTAGCACCCGCATAGATCATTGCCTGTCCACGAGCCGCAGGGTCTAAATTAGCCAACTTAATACCTTCGCTTAAAGCAGAGGCACGTTGTTGTTGACCATACATTTCAGGGGTTAGGCCAAATAAACCCTCAACTATAGTTGCCATGATTTATTCCTTAAAATTTAATTGCAGTTCTGAATGCCGAACCTGGATCAAGTTGATTACCAATAGCCTTAGCAGCCATGTCTACTCCGCTAGACAAAAGACCTGAAGAGCCAAGTGCGCTAAGTGCTGTTGCATAAGGGTTATTGGTAGCCGCAGGGCCAGTAGCCAAAGCAACACTTTGACCAGTACCTTGTAGCCCAAGCCGTCCAACGTCATAACCAGTTGTTGCACCAATTTTTCCTAAATCAATACCCATTGTTAGTGGCTGTTGACCCGCACCCTCTAGTGCTTGAACTTGTCCCAAAGCAGTCGTATAGGGCGAGTAAGCGGCTTGTTGACCACCATAGTACTGACCCATCGTAGTAGCGCCAGTACCCAAGAGTCCCGCACCAAACAAGACGTTCTGTTGACCTTCTCTTTGAGCATTAGCCGCCAATAAAGCCTCTTGTTGCGCACGAGCGTTATACAAAGCCTGTAACTCAGGAGTTGTAGCACCCAAATTACCACCCATAGCAACAGAAAGACCCGCACGACCTTGTTGTTGGAGTTTGTTTTGCAGATTAGCCAACTCTAGTTCACGACCAGGTTGCAACAAAGCCATCTGACTCTTTAAATAGTTTTCTGCAACTGATTCTGGAGTTTGAGCCAAATACTTGTTACCCAATGTAAACAAGCTCTGAGCGCCTGTTTGGAGGGGTTCAAAGGCTTTCTGAGCGCCTTCTGCTTGTGTTAAACCAGCCTCAGCTAACTTAACAAACCTATCTTGAGCCGCTTTAGCTTCTGGGCTTAATGTGTAGGCTGCGCTTGTTAATCGACCAGTAGTAGGATCAACCTTAAATTCTGAAGTTCCAAAACGAGTAGTCATGCCAACAGGACGAAACTGAGCAGCGGCCTTGGCAGCGGCAGTCTCAGCTTCAATAGCAGATTGAGCCTTCTGAGCCGCTTCTTTAGAAGTTTGGGCTTGCAAGATACCACCACCAGTTGTCAAAGCACCAGTAACAGCTTTACCTAGTACGCTTTCTGCCGCTTTTGTCAAAAGACCTGTACCTGTTGCAGTAACCGCAGCGGGTAAAAGTGTTGTTCCTAATGTCGCACCAGTTAACGCATTTGTGGGCAATAAACTACTCGCACCCGCTTTTAATGTAGCTCCTGTGGCGGCTTGAGTAGCCGTAGGAGTTAATGCTGCCGCACCACCTGCCGCACCAGAAGTTAATAATCCAGTAGTCGCACTAGGTGTGCCAGCCCCAATAGCCAAGTCTTGTGCTGTTAATGCAGCAATTTCTGATGCGCTTAAACCAGATGCGGCTAGTTGTGCAGAAGTTAAACCCGCAGAAGAGCCACCACCAATAGCTAAGTCTGCCGCTGTCAGTCCAGCTTCAGCAGCACCAACAGTAGCCGCACCACCCGCATTTAATATGGCTGGCAAACCAAAGAGCAACCCCGCACCTATTGCAAACTCTTTTAAGCCGCTTTTAACTTCTTGTTGAGTGCCAGTTTTCTCAAACTCACCAGTAGGTTTGTATTGAGTAAACTCTCCACCTTCCTTGTTATCAGTAGCTTTATAGGTGATAACATTCTCAAGACCACCTACTTGTTGATCTTCACCAGAACCAGTAGTTGTGTAAACAGGTTGAACAATGGTGTCACCCAAGGTAACTGTTTGACCTTGAGGTACAGTTTCAGCCACACGAGCCGCAATCTGTCCTTCAGGTATGCCAACAGTCTCAGCCATCTGAGCAGGTGAGATTTTGTAAGTCTCCATAGCCGCAACGATGTCGGCATCGCTCATGCCTGGATTAGCAAGCAAGAACTCTACAATTTGTGCATTAGTCACGGCCATGATATTTATTCCTCTTCTTTAGGCAATTGAGCCTCTGCTTGCTCTTTAATCTTCAAAAGCAAAGGCCACACACCAGACTTGGCTGGCATTTCTCCAAGTACATTCAAAATGAATTGGACTTCGTTTGTTTCTAACTCTAATTTCATGCTGCGCTCCATGGTGTCCCAGTAGCCGTCACAGGATTCTTCTGCAAAGCAATGTTAGCGGCTAGTGCATCTTCTGTGGCTTGCTTGTCAACCCCATTAGCCCATACCCATCCAAGGACTGTTTCTTGTGTCAGGTCTGCATAGGGAATCGTAGGTGTTCCATCTGCCCATGAGCAAGTTGAATAGATAGAGGCTGTGTAGTCTCCATCTACTGCTGTGGCTTGCCAGTGGGCACAAAAAACATAGCCATTGGCTACTTCATAGTTTGTTTCTGAAACTGTCCAGTTATACGAGATTGACATAATTTTCCTTTCTAAGATTCCACGGCAATGCAGATTGGTGAACAACTACTGCATCTCTTGAACTAACCATTGGCACATCATCAATTCTTGCTTGCTTTGATTGGTTATATTTTGCTGATGTAACCATTAAATTCCACGGCACATGAAGACCGCAAGCGTTTTTAGCCTTCAAAGGCACGATGTGGTCAACATGAACTTTTGTTTCAAATGTTGTAGCCATATTTCTAACAGAAGCATAAATTGCTCTTATTTGATTTTGAATAACGACATCATCACGATAAACATTTGCTTGGTTGATTCGTTTATGTCTTACGCCATTGTTTCTAGCATTTGACTTTTGTCTTGATTCAACAGAACAAAATGCGCAAGACCTATTGCAAGCATATCTTTTTGTATTTTCACATCTAAAGCAAGGATTTCCTAAATAATACATATCACCATTTTTCTTTGCTGTTTCTTGTGCAATTCGTTCTGGTGAATTATCTGGTCTTTTAACACCTTGTCTAGATGCATACATACAGCATCTAGGATTCCTACCTTGTAAATGAACAGTAGGAGAAACTTGGTAATCACCATGTTCAGGACAGGTAACAATAATACTTGACAGTTTGCCTTGATAGACAACTTTGTCATAGTTAAATCTATTGCCATGAACCTTAACGGCATTGGCAATAAACTTTTCAGTTGTTAGCTTCTTGTTCATTTATTTATGGGCAGTTGTTACAAAGCCGTTTGAGGTTTCTCTATCGAGAGTTGAGATAGTCCAAGTTGTAGTCATGATATTTTCCTTTTAAAGATTAGCGGCAGAAAGACGCTGACGTAGTGATTCAATCATTGCTTGTTGTTCTTGAATAGCCTTGATGAGCATTGGAACAAATACGCTATATTTCACAGACTTTGTGCCTTCAAAATCCGTTTCAACCATTGCAGGGAAAACAGTTTCTAACTCTTGAGCAACAACACCAATTTGTTTATGCTCAGGACTTATTTTTAAATTGTAATTTCGCACCTTTACTTGCATCATGTCAGCAAGTTTTGGTGTCGTGTCAACAATATTTTCTTTTAAATTAACATCAGAAATAGCACCATAACTATTATTGGTGTTTACAATATTTCCAGAGTCTCTAATAATGCAACGGCCAGAATTATCGCCATTTGAAAAGTTTGCCAAACTGTAAGTGTTATTGGTTGTGACTCTTGTTCCAACAACATCAATTATGCTTGTGCCATTGTAAGTTGCACTTGTTGCAGTAACAGATACCGCAGGATTTGTGGCATTATCAGTTCTTAACTCATGGTATGAACCTGTACTTGAGCCATATGTTCCTACATTACTTGCTTTAAAGTAACCACCTGACGTTATTCTGGCTCGTTCTGAGAGAGTTACAGCGGTATTAGCACCAGCCGCTGATGTTGATGTGGTTTGAAATAGAATGCCACCAGCGTTGTTATCTAAAACAATACGATGGCTGTACCCTGCTTTAATACTTTCATCTCTTGCATCAGTGGGGTCATAGTAAGAATTATTTGATAGATAAAATTGATTTCCATTTCCATCCAAACCACCAAATGAATTTATCTGAAGCGGGATTAATGGTGAAGTCGTACCAATTCCAAGCCGACCAGACGCATCCAATGTCATGGCTTGGGTAAAGGAGAGTGTTGCTCCTGCGCCTGATGAATTGCTTGGGGCGTTGTACCAAATATGTTTTCCGCTACTTTGTGTGTATCGAGTTGAAAAACCATTGGCTATGTATTTTTCTGCGCCATCATAAACCCAGTTATTTGCAACATACGATTCATTGTTGTATGCCCCAAACATTCCGTTACCACTTACTTGCAATGCTTTAATTAAACTCCAAGCACTCGGTGTAACACCAAGACCTAGATTGCCTGCGCTATTAAGTTGTAGGTGCGCTGTACTACCATCTCCAGAAAATGCTAAACCAGCAGTTCCTGATGCGTTATTCCAAATAGCACCAGCCGCCGCATTAGTAGAATCGTCAAAGTAAACTTTATTAGCACTACGCAACTCAATGTAGCCAGTGATTTTTTGGTTGCCAACAATGGTTAACTTTTGGTCAGGCGAACTCGTCCCAATACCCAGACCTGTCGAGGTTAGGCGCATTTGTTCTGAGCCGTTACCCGCCTCAAACACAATGTAAGAAGTTGGCGAATTTTTAAATAATTGAATAGTTGCAGTTCCATCGCCATTGCTTAAAACTGCACCGCCACTACCCGTTGTTTTGCCTGTGAAATAATTGGATTCGTTAGATAATCGAAACATTCCACCATTTGCAGGGGCTGATGCAACTATTCCATCAATAACAAAACGACCATTAACACCCAAATTAGTCCCATCAAAAGTAAGCGCAGACCCAGTAGCCAATGCACTAGAACTTGAGGCGTAAACCACACCGCCTGATGTGAATGATGTTAGATTAGTACCACCATTGGCAGTAGGTAGTGTTCCTGTCACACCAGTAGTTAAAGGAAGTCCTGTCGCATTTGTCAGGGTTGCACTTGTAGGTGTTCCCAATATTGGAGTCACCAAAGTAGGTGAAGTCGCAAAGACATTAGCACCGCTACCTGTCTCATCTGTCAAAGCACCTGCCAATTGAGAGGAGGTGAATGAACCTAAAGAGGTTGCATTACCAACAGAAGTGACTGCACCTGTTAAGTTAGCGTTAGTGGTGACGTTACCCGCTGTCAGACCAGAGGCAGTACCTGTGATGTTTGTGCCTACCAAAGCAGATGGAGTGCCGAGGGCAGGAGTAACCAAGGTGGGTGAGTTGGCAAAGACTAAAGCACCACTTCCCGTTTCATCAGATACCGCAGAAGCTAAGTTTGCTGAACTAGGAGTAGCCAAGAACGTAGCTACACCCGTACCAAGACCTGAAACACCTGTTGAGATTGGCAAACCAGTTAAGTTAGTTGCGACACCAGAGGCAGGAGTTCCCAAGGCGGGAGTCACAAGTGTTGGCGAGTTTGACAACACTACAGAGCCTGTGCCAGTAGATGAAGTTACACCAGTACCACCATTAGCCACTGCTAGAGTGCCAGTAATATCGGAAGTAGAAAGAGTTACTGCATCCCAAGAAACATTCGTTCCATCACTTTGGAGATACTTGTTTGCTGCAGAGGTTTGAACAGGTAACAGATTATTGATAGCTGCAGTAGCCGTAGAAGCTCCTGTACCACCATCAGCAATGGCTAAGTCTGTAATACCAGTAATCGAACCACCAGTAATTGCCGCAGCAGAGTTATCTGTCTTAGTCGCAATGGCAGTTGAGATGTTATTGAACTCGGTATCAATCTCAGTACCTCGCACGACCTTGAGTGGATCGCCAGGCGTGAGGTTGTCTTTGGTGGCGAAGTTAGTACTTTTTGTGTAGTTACTCACGATATTTTCCCGTCTTTAGATTGAATCTCAATTTTCTGAATCGACAACTGAGTTCCGTTGATAGTAGTTTCGTAACCTGTTTGCACAATTTTACCCGCACCAGATGCGTTTACGTCTAATGTTTTGATAAGCAAACCACCTGAGTATTCAGCTACTCCGTACTCAGCAAGCCCATACTCATAGTTCTGTTGTGTAGGAATAAAAGCATTACCAGACAGATAGTTGGCGGCAAAGTCAAAGCCCCACTTGATCGTCACAAACTGGTTAGACCCACCAATGATGATTGTCTTGATTCGCTTGAGGATAGAAATCTGATTCTGATTACCAAGGTCTGCATGGTTCGTAAAGTAGCTCAATCGGTAAGTGGAAGTGTTATCTAAGAAACTTCCATACTTGCCAATAAAGCCTGTTTTACCAATGTACAAGTCGCCATTGCGAAGCGAATAGAGAGATGAAGGCGTAATTGAGTCCCACTTGGTTACTCTAAACGCACCATCTTGAAGTTGCATCTTTGTGTCGAAACAGAAGACCTGTGCTGTTACTGGAAGCGTTAACAGATAAAAAGCATTCTTCTCTGAGTAAACAGACTTTAGATTAGCAAGAGTCTCTACCGCTAAAGATGAGATAAGGTCAGAACGTACATTCTTAGACAAGTCTCTTAGGGGTGCAGACTTCTCTTGGATAGTTCTCATCAATGAACGAACACCTGAGTCTGATAAGAAGATGACGTCTGTGCCAATACTTTGGATCGTATCCCTAGCAATACATCCAATAGAGCCTACTGTGTCTGATAGAAAAAGAGATGCGGGTGTTGAAGCACCAGAGTAAACAAGAATCTGTCTCTTACCAAAGATAAAGAAGAAGTCATTGTGAGCCGCTAGACCCATTACTTCATCAGCACCATTAGGCCATACCCGAGAAACATCTAAAGTGCCTGTTGTGCCACCAGCCCATACATGACCCGCAATCAGGTCTGAGAAACTGATGGTGACCTTATCTGTAGCAGTATTAGCCACCCACAAACGACCAAATGCTGAAATAGCGATATTTGCTTGTGGAACAGTTCCTACATAACCAGACTTCTCGGAAACTCTGCGATACGTAGTTGTACTTATAGCAGGGTCATAAATCAAAGGATCGTGGCCTGATTGGAAGAAATAAGCTATTCCATTCAAAGATGCACATTGCCAGTTAGATGCCGTAATGGTAGGAGCAGAGCCTCCACCACCATAGGTCAACTCAGTCACAGCGTTAGAAGTGCCAAGTTTGAATAACTTGTTGTTTCCCGCAAACAAAACAGTCAAAGTGCCATCAGTTTGAACTAACTCATGGATAACTCCAACAGTATTAGACCCAAGGTTTCCAGATGAGGAATTAACATGGGTGTAGCCCTTGCGAGCGCCAATACGACCAAACTGGTCAATCACACAATTAGCCGCAGTTAAAGCAAAGCCAGAGGACAAATCCAATGGCGAATCTTGCGTGTTTAGGCCATAAAAGCCTGGTGCGCTAATGCTTTGACTTTGAAGTGGTGATGCCATTTAGACCGCCACAAAGTTGTCTTCAGGGTAACGAGTGGACTCCAATGCAATAGCATCAGAGAGCATTGAACGGAACAAAGCATAAGCCTCATTAGAAGCAGTACCACCATCCTCACCTCGCTCAATCAAAGCACGAGCATAGGCACTCTGAGTCACCAAATAGTCCAAAACCTTGACAGATGTGCCATCAGCAGACAGATTAGCCTGTGGAACAACCAAATCAAACAGAATGGTAAACACACCTGAAGGAACAGGGTAAAGGTCTACTTTGGTGTCTCCACTGCCATCTACACCGCTAAAAACATATTCGTAGGGAATAGATGTTGCGCTAGGGGCAAAGTTCAGTCTGCGGTTCATCTCCACAAACGTGATGTTGTTCATGCCAATCAAACTGGTTGTATTGATGACATCGTTAACTCTAAACTTTTGACCCGCACCCGTAAGAGAATATGAACTTGTGTTGGCAGAAGTAGTTACTGTAATCACACTGCCTAAACAGTTCCAATTGTAAGAGTCTTCAATCTGTCTCTTAGCATCATTGACAAACTTGCCAATCAAAGCGGAATAGGTTGTCTCTGAAACAGTTGAAACAGTAGTCTCCCGCAATCGGGTGAGCACATCGTTTACAAGTTCTAAGTAGGTCATGTTCTTTGTGCTCCTTGAACCTCAAATGTGGCAATAAAACTAAAGGTACTACCTGATTGAGTAGTAATTTCCAGTTTATCGCCTTCCTCAAACACAATATAAGCATTGCCATCAAACTGTAGATATTCCTTTGTACTAAAGTCGTAAGCAGTAAGGATGTCTAAAGTCGTTGCTGTACTTGCGTCATACCATTGAACAGTGATGTGCTTGGTCGATCCACCAGTATTGTGGATGTACATGACAGTAAATTTGGCGTAGTAACCCGTAGGTACTGTGTAAACAGTTGTTAATACTGCCGCAGCAGGGCTAACTCCAACAGATACTGGTCTCACTTCATATTCCTCTTAGAGATCGCTTTAGCCTTAGCCTTAGCGTCTTCCTTGGACGTTGCGCCCCAAGCTCTAAGAGATAATAGGAGTCGGGTAGGCTTCCCATCTTTCATCTCAGCGCCAGGCATATTGCCCATTCGTGCTAAAAAACTAGATCGTCGACCTGAATTACCCGTTTTTAAAGGC